TATGGGAGCGCCTAGACCACTTTGACAAATGGCTTCATATTTTACAAGGGAAATTGCCGCCAGACCCCAACTTTGAATACTTTGAGGATGATTATCGCCTTTACCGGCTAAAGCATAATTTAATTGATATGAAGAGAACGCAATACTACTTAAAGGATGCGTACAAGCCGCAAATTCATTTTCAAAAGTTGGACCATCCCAAGCCGCAATTTTATGACTGGGACGGAGAATCCGCATACTGGATAACGCAAGAGCAATGGGAATAGCGCGTCAATCACTCCTATACTTCACGCGTTTCGCACAATCTACAAGACTATGAGACGCGCGAAACTCCAACTGGCACCGAAGTGCGCTGGGTTGTGTGCAAACATGATTTTGATTGGGAAAATCCTAAACATGTTTATCTACTAATGATGCATTATGATGCCTTGCGCGAATAGCTTAAGGAGAAGTTAAATACGTATGGGCGCGCCCTAATTTGGGATTTAGAGCGCTATATAGAAATGACCAATTTAACGCCTGTACGCCGCGCCATTGTAAATAAGGTACTGCAAAAAATGCCGCGCGAACAAATTGCGGCCGAGATACTCTCAGAATTTGGGATTACATATAATGCGTTTTATTTAAGCACTTTAATCGCGAACGACATTCCAAAAGAAATCGCGCGAACAGCATTGCGCCATAGGCTTCTTTGTGAGACTCCGCCCGAAGACTTAAAAGTATGTAAGCGCTGCGGCCGAGCTCTACCACGCCACCCATTATTCTATACTAAAAATAATGGACGTAAGGATGGCCTACAAACTAGTTGCCGCGAATGTGAGCGCCAGAGACGTGTTGAAAAAGGGGAGGTGCGCCAATTTGACGGAAGACAAAAAGATTCGCAAATGCTTGCGATGCAAGCAGGAAAAACCAATTGAAGCATTTGCGGCGACCAACTCTCGTTTTTTCCCAGCACATCATTCCATTATATGCACGGCTTGCCTTGAATCTATTACCAAGCAAGACAATTTAGATGAGGTTAATAAGGTGCTGCAATGGTTAGATTTACCCTTTGACTTAAATAAATGGACCCAACTATATGAATAGCATAAGGATAAGACATTTACTGCTTACTTTAATTGCCTATATGATGATAGCTATGCGAAAACTTCTTGGGCGGATGAGAATGCGCGATGGGAGCTCGCGCGAAAAGAGGGCACCATTGACGACGAAATCAAAAGTATAAGTGATGCGCACATGAAGTCCCTAAAGAAAGTATGGGGCCCGACTTACAAGCCCGCGGAACTCTTATGGCTAGAAAACTTTTATAATTAGATTGTTGCCACTTAGAATGTCTCAACTCCAATTCTGCAAGAAAAGGCACGAGACTTTTGCGAACTTCAATGGCATATTAAGTAGGGCCTGCGCGAAAACGTTGATGTTTCTAAGATGATGAAACAAGCGGATGACATAGTGAAAACCTACCACTTTGAAGCCTCCAACGCTAAATCTGCGGCGGACTTTGAATCCGTTGGGGAGCTTATGGTCTATTATGGAAAGAAAGGATGGCATCCTAATTGGCATACAGAGCCGCAAGACTCCATTGACTTTATGATGGAAAATATCTAGAATTATCTATAGCGCCTAGTGCGTAATGAAGGCAACTTTGCCGAATAGGTTGAAGATAAGCGCGCGAAGTATAACATGACTGAGCGGCTTGAAGAGATTGAAAACGAGAAAGTTGAATTTGACGAAACAGCCGATATTGAGTATGAAGGAAGTAACGAACTTGCCGCAGAACTATAGGGAGGGGGATATGATGAGTGAAATCTCAGAAGAGACCCTAATGCGTGATGGTATCCCAATAGAGAAAGGCGTTTCGCTTACGCGCGAGTTCCTTGATATAAATCAAGACCTTTTTACTAAATATTTAAACCTATGGATACTGTATCCAGATTTGTTTTTAGATGTAATATAGGATAGGAAGGATGCAAAGCATTTCCATTTAATGCCCTTTTAGCGCATTGAGTTGCGCGCGTCCATGAGATATAGATACACATTTTGGACTGCTACACGTGCAACATCCAAATCCTTTACTGCATATCTTAGCGCCTATGTGCGTGCAGTTCTATTGCCTGGCTCCAACATTATGATTGCCTCTGACGTTAAAGGTACGGTTATTAAGATTGCAGAGGCCAAATTCTCTGAAATATTCCGACATTGGCCTTTACTAGAGAAGGAGCTGGCAACTCGCGCAGAAGATGGAAAAACCGGTATTAAATCTAGCGGCAACTACTATGAGATACGTTTGAAGAATGGCAGCGCGATTACGGTCGTTTCTAAGGATACCAGCCGTGGATTACGTGCCACAGCCGCAATTCTTGAAGAAGCTGCCCTAATTGAAGAAACAGCATTTAACGAAGTACTTTGGCCGCAAATGAATATCGCGCGCCGCGAAGTAGATGGAAGCCTTAACCCTGATGAACCTAGCGCCGCGCAAACATTCATAACTACTGCCGCAGAGCGTACTGTCTTTATGTATTCTAAACTAATTGAAATTACTGTTAATGCTGTATTGCGCCCAAAGGAATACTTCTCATGGGGTCTATCCTATGAGGTACCCCTACATTATGGGCTCATAGATAGAGCAACCTTAATGGATTAGAGGCTTTCTAATACTGTAAGTGAGGAATCCTTTGCGCGCGAATCATTATCAATTTGGAGTGGTAATAGTTCAGATGCTTGGCTAGACTCTAAGCGCTTAAATCGCCATCGGTCTTTACTTAAATGCGAACGGCATGCATATTATGATGATAAATGCCCGGATGCGTGGTATTAGATTGGGGTTGACGTTGGCCGCTATCATGCCAACACAGCTATCATGGTAATTAAAGTATTACCAAATGATTAGCGTTTTAAGAAAAATGTAATTTATACCGAAGTTATTAATGGGGAAAACTACATTACAGAATAGGCGCCAAGAATTAAAAAATTAATTGAACTATATAATCCGCGCGAGGTAGTAATTGACGGCAACGGCCCAGGTATTGGACTAATGGACGCAATGGCGGTTCCATCCTTTGATTAGCATACTGGCGAATCATTTCCTGCCTATTATACCTTTAATAATGAAAACCATTTGCCGCCGGAATTAAAAACCGAACAGGAAGAACCAGTTCCTGCCTATAAAGCCATTCTTTATGATATTAAGGCTGGAGCCTCAAATGAAGATGAAATTCACTCCGCATTTTTAACTGCTATAAATACTGGTTCTGTGGCGTTCCTCGCGCACGAACGTGTAGTAAAGGATAAATTACTTAAGACCAAAAAAGGACAAAAGATGACTCCCTATGATAGACGAGTATTCCTTATGCCTTATGAAATGACTTCTCGTTTAATGGACGAACTTAATAATTTGCGGCTAAAGCCTACAGGAGTGGAAAATAAATTTAAAGTTGAAAGAATTTCCCGCTCAATAGAAAAAGACCGCTTTTCAGCATTAGAATACAGTCTATACAGAATAAAATATTATGAAGATAAAGAAATTTTTAAAAAACGGAAAAAAAAGATAAATCAATATGTGTTCTTCAGTCCTAAAAGTAGGGGGTGAGGTTTATGAACTCACTAAAGCCGTTTTTAAAGTTTGCGGCTAACAACCGAATATATCGTGTTCCGATAGATGAACGCGGCGTCAGTCGCTATGGCGCAAATTCACGTACTAATCCAGTAGGACAACATGATTTTTCAGTTGAAGAAATTGAGCAGATTATTCGCTCTGGGGATTTAGATTCCTTACGATAGTTGTCTCGCTACTACTATCGTACAAATAGCGAATACCGCGAAAATGTTGATTTTTTAGCCACCTTACCTTTTTATGATACGTTTGTCACCCCTATATTTGAACAAGGTAAAGGTTCACAAGCTTAGATTATAAAAAGTTTTTACAATGCTTGCGCTTTTGTAGATAAGCTTGATGTTAAGAATACATTTACTCGTATTACTAAATCTTGGTTGATAAATGGAATGTATAATGGAATATTACGTGAGATTGGGAATAAAGTATCCATTCAGGATCTCCCACTGGAATTTTGCCGCACGAGATTCAAGGATTATAATGATTTAAATATTCTTGAATTTAACGTAACCTATTTTGAACGCCGTTTTTCTGATGATAGAGAAAGAGCACGCATGGTTGCGACCTTCCCAGAAGTAGTCCAAAAAGCGTGGAGAAATTGGAAAGATAAGAAAACAGCCGATCCATGGGTTATGGTTTCATCCGCCGACGGCGGCGTAAATTTCTGCTTCGCGGACGATCAAACTCCATTACTCATTGCCTCTTTACCAAAACTACGGAAGTTAAATGATGCTGTTGATCGCGAAGAAAAGCGTGATGAAAACGAGCTCTATAAACTACTAATTCAACGCATGCCTATTGATAAAGATGGCGAGTTAGTATTTGGGCTAGATGAAGTTGAAAACATACACCAAGGAGTAGCGACAATGCTTCAAGACTTAGATACTGTGGACGTTCTCACCACTTTTGGAGATACGACTTTAGAGAATCTACAGGATTCCTCTGCAGCAACTTAGTCGGCTAACCGAATAGATAAGTATACGAAAAATGCTTGGAATGCTTTGGGGCGTGGTTCTATTCTTTTTAATCCAGAAAATAGCTCTACGCTCGGATATAGTATTAAAAAGGATGAAAGTCTTATGAAGAGTTATTTAAATATGTATAGTACGTGGATAAGATTTCAAATCAATTAGCGCTTTACCCGCACAGGTCTAACCTTTGATTTTGAAATCTTACCCACTACTATGTTTAACTTAAAAGACTACCAAAGCATTTATTTCCAAGGCGCATAGTATGGCTATTCTAAAATGCGTGCAGGTGTAGCAAGCGGCGTAAAACAATTAGCATAGCTAAGTCTTATGACCTTTGAAAACGATTTCCTTCATATGACCGAAAAGATGGTACCATTACAGTCTTCTTATACATCTAGCGGCAATGAGGGTACGACTGCGGGCAATAAAGGTGGCCGCCCGGAGTTACCTGACGAGGAAAAATCTGAGAAAACTCAGGCCAATATCGCGGCCATGGGTTAAGGAGAACTACAATGGATAAAAAGATACCTATTTATTTTGATAGTGTTATTATTGCTTCTCCTACGTAGCCAATATCTAGCTCCAAACCAGAGTTGGGCCGTTTAGATGTCGGGGTTTTTACTAAATATGGAAATCGCAATGGTTCCTATATTACAGATGAAATCGCAGAAAGTTTAATTGCTAGTGCGACTTCCGGAAATACCCCAGTTGTAGGATTTTATGACCCAGAATCTGAAAGTTGGGCCGGACATACTGGACCATCGCTTGCTAGCGCCTACGGATACGTAGAGAGTTTTAAAGGGTGGCAACCTTTTACAGACACAGATGGAATTACACGAGATTATGCTGTATTCTCTGTTGTCTTATTCAACAAATATTATAAAGAAGCAAATCTAGTAGTTGGCCAGCATCAATCAATGGAACTTGACCGCGAGTCAATAGATGGTGACTGGGCTAACATTGAAGGTACAGAATATTTCGTTTATACGAAAGCTTCAATAATGGGGCTATGTATTATCGGAGAGCATGAGCCATGCTTTTCTGTATCTACCTTCTTTGAGAAAGAAGATGAACATTATGCTTCACAATATGAAAAGTTCTCTTCACTTTTATCCGGCTTGAAGGAATTAGTCGAAGAGACGGAAAATAATCAAGAGGGAGGAGAACATCCTATGGAAGAAAATTTAGAAAACCTAGGCACTCCCGCAGAAGAGCCTGTAACTGAACCAGTTGCAACTGAACCAGAAGTCGCTCCCGCAATTGAGCCCGAGCTACCTCTAGTAGAAGATCCTGCTTTAGCAGAACCCGCGGCTGAACCTGCGGCTGAGCCAATTGATTTTGAAGCTCTTCAAAATTCTATTACGGAACTAACTAACGCTAACGCTGAGCTAACCGCTAATTACGAGAATGCTCAGAGTCGGATTGCCGAGCTAGAGCAAGCACTTGCTGACGCTACTGCCGCAACCGAAACCGCAAACAATCGCATTACTGAACTAGAAGGTTCTATTGCTCAGTATGAAGCACAGGCTGCCGCGATTGAAGAAGAGAAGAAAAATCAGTTAATTGAAAAATATGAAAAACTAATTGACGAAGAAGAAATTACCAAAATTCGCGGAGAAGTTTCCAACTTTTCTTATAGCGAATTGGAGAGTAAGCTTGCAATTAGTTTTGCTAATAAACAAATGGCTGGTATTGAGGGACAAATTGAGACTATTCCCCTACCAGAACCACCTGTTGATCAATTCGCGCTTCTAATTGAGAAGTATCGCAAGAAATAAGGAGGAAAACGATTATGGCTTTAACAAGATTTCCAATCACCAATCCTGTTGGGGATATGGTTGATAAGTATCGTGATCCTGATGAAAAACTATATGCCAGCCTAGAACTAAATCAGGTGGCTTTCCCAAAGACTGGTATGGTAGTATCTCAGGTACCACTAGGTGCCGCATTCACCAAAAACGCTCCTTGTGAGAATGGTATGTGGCTAGTTGGGGACAAGGCTGCTGGCGCTCTAAATGCTCCTGCCGCTGCTACAGATTCCCCCATTGGTATTGTTTATACCGCAGAAAAAGAATATGATATGATGCACTATGGTCTACAGCGCTTTGGCCGCAAGGTTGCTGGCGACTATCCTCGTCTAGGTCTATTTGGACTAGGCGACACTGTAACCACGAACTGCTTACAGTACGATGACACCGAGTTTGCTACTTTTGCTGCTCTAGAGACAGCTCTAGCTGCTATTGCTACAACTCCTCTATATGTAAAGGCTGTTGCTGGTTCTCCAGTTCCTCAGATCACCAAGACCAAGCCAGCTGCTGGCACTTATGCCAAAGTTGTAAAATACTACACTATACCTAACGGCGGAAAAGGCGTTAAGTATCAGATTGTAAGTCTATAATAGGAGGTGCGAACGTTATGGATAATCTACACATTTTAATGAACGGCGTGTTTGGACGTAAAGTTCCTGCTGAGTTCGCAGCCGCCGACTACGATTATGAAGCTGCTCTACGTGATGAGCTAGCTAAGCTAATGACTAAAGACGGTAAGCATTTCAACCGTCACGTCTTCAACCGTAATAAGGAAGACATTTTTGAACTACTTGAGCAGAATCTAGAAGAAGTACTTCCACAGAGTGTACAGTCTGCTCTAGATATGTTTGTTGAGACTCTACAGTTCGCTCAGGGCACTCGTCCCGAGTTCCGTGTAACTCGCGGCAAGCAGAGGGGCAAGCAGTTTGTTACCCGTGCTACTGAATCCGGTAACTATGAGACATTCCGTCTAGACCGTGATCGCTTTGATGTTTACATCCAGGCTATCGGCGGTGCCGGATATGTTGACTTTGAGCGCTATCTAGATGGCCTCGAGTCCATGACTGATATCTATGAAGTAATTCAGGAAGGTATCGTGGATCGTCTATTTGAGATGGTTCAGGAAGTACTACTTGCTTCTTGGAATGCTGCTGGACGTCCTTCTCGTAATAAGGTTGCGGCTAATGCCTTCAATCCTATTGCTATGAAGAAACTATGCAATACTGTTGCAGCTTATGGTTCTCCAATCATTTACTGCACACCTGAGTTTGCTGCCGAAATGGTTAATGCTATTGTTTATAGCCATGCAGATCCAACTTGGGTTGGCGGCAAGATTTCTGATCAGGATATGATCGACATCCGTGAGCGCGGCTATATCGGTAAGTTCCAGGGCGTACCAGTAATTGTTATGCCTCAGTCTTTCACCGATGAAACCAACTCTAAGACTGTTATGAATCCATCTTTCGCTTATGTCCTACCCGCTGGCAAGGAAAAGCTAATCAAGATGGCTTTTGAAGGATCTCCCTATTTCCGTGAATGGGATGATCATGAAGGCGACAATTCTTTCACCCTACAGGGCTATGTAAAGGTTGGCGTTGGAATGTTCACTACTCCTAACTATTGGGGCATCTATTACAATAGCGCTCTAGATGATGGAAGCGGCTGGGCTGCATACAACCAGGGTCTAGTTCCAAAGCTTGATGATGGTTCTAATAATACCTAATTGATACATGGGGCGGGTGCTTAACGCCCGCCCCGCAATTTCTTTTATATACAAGGAGTTAAAAGGAGGAAAATAATATGGCTATTACTATTAAAAATGTGAGTTCATCTGATGTATCTATCTGGCTCCCCGGGGTTAATTTTAATCGTACTTTTACACCTGGGCGCAAGGTAATAATTGATAAGGATGTGTATGATGAACTATGTAATGATCCTGGCACCTTAGCCCTAATTCGTGGGCATTATATTCAGGTTGAGGGAATTGAAGATAATGAGCGTGTAGAGGAAGAAACTTCCCCAGTATTTGATGTTGCCGCAATTGAGGCTTTCTTTACTAAGAATGATATAACTGGATTTGCTAAGTTTATTCCTACTGCTACAGCCGCAGAAAAAGAAACTGTTGTGCGTTTAGCTGTAGATAGAGGTATTACTAACACAGCATTTACCGCTCTAATCAAAAAATATTGTGATGTGGATGTTATTAGTGCTATTAATATGAAGCATCAAGCAGAAGAGAAGTGATTTAAATGGCGACCCCTTTCTTAAAAGTTTATGACGCCTTTTTGGCGCGAATAACCGCCGACGAATGGACGCTAGAGGAAGAGCTCGCCATCGTTGAACGAGATTGGCAAGAGCTTCTCAAAATGGCGGTTGAGCGTTTCAAATATCCACGTATTAGTTTGGAAATGGAAGAAGTTGAATAGCAAGATAACGGCGTTACTATTATGGAATTTAAAGAGGATTTAACTAATGCAGAAATTTAGTTACTTGCTCTTTATATGAAGCATGAATGGGTAAAACGTTGTATTGCTAGTTGGGAAAATATTCGCCAATTGTATGTTGACAGTGATTATTCTCAGGCAAACCACTTAGATAAATTATTAAAACTTGAATCTTCAGTCGCGCTTGAAGTTCATAAAGCAGAGGGCATATATGATAGATCGCGTAACCACAGTCCTTCGTCCATCTTTAGACGATTGGCCGGAAAGCGATATAGCGGATGAAACTTTTACTAGCTATAAAAGCAAGTTAAAAGGCCGTTTATATGGATTACTTTGTGAGCGCGAAAAAGGTGGAGAATGGGAAAAATTCTTAGATTCTATTATTATAGAACTATTAGGAATTGGCGCGAATGGTATTAACTGGTGGCCGTTGATTGGAAAATTATCTATGCTTAAATATTTGTCATATGAATATTTTAGAAAAACAATATTTGAGTGTATGAATTTAGTAGGAAGGCTAGAACGGCCCGATGACCTACCTTGATGCTTACTTTTCGCGCCTAAATCACTTCGGTGAAACAATTGGCGAGCGCATTACGAATGGTGGCATTCGTACATTTCAGCGCTGGAAGAGTGAATCTCCCCATACAGTTTCAAACTTATCTGTAGAACGTGGATTATATTTTGATGGCATTATTTTACAAAGTAAGGATAAGACCTATTAGAAAATTTTACATTTGAATGTATCTAATGATATTCCACTTAAGGTTGGAGATATTATGAATTGGATGCAGCCAGATGGTTCTTTGGAAAAATGGTTATTGTTATCTGAAGAGAAAAAAGTAAATGGAACTTATCGTACTTTTGATATATTAAAATGTAACTATTTAGTAAAATGGATAAATGATAAGGGATATTTGAAGTAGTCGTGGGCTTATGTATTAAGCTCTACTGATGAGAAGGTGAAGGGTAATTTTAGAACATGGCATAACCTTATTACGCCCTAGCCCAACAAATATGCCGAGATTATTGTGCCGCGCCCGATTGATGCTCATTCTGAGATTGAAAATACAATAAATCGCGGCACGAACTTTATTATTGAAGATGAAAGTTGGAAAATGGTTGAAGCGGACTTTACAAGTGTTCAAGGAATACTTTATATGTCTTTAACTGAAAATAAAGTTAATTTGCAATATGATGATTTAATTGCAGATGTAGCCGATACAGACAAATTACTATTTCCTACTTTAGAGCCGGTTTATAATGTTGGTGAAGAGATTATTCCTAACTTTACTGAATAGACGTTAAACGAATGGCAAGTAGTACTGGTGCCGGAAAAAGAGCAAACTATTGTTGGATTTAATGAAGAAGGAAGATTAATAGCATTAAATCCCGGTAGTACAGTTATAAAAATGCGCTTAAAGAACTATGATGCTTAGGATCCCCGTAAGGCAGTTACAAAATCCTTTGAAATTGTTGTAAATGCTTCTGCCGCGGATGAGCCCGCATA